GGACCTCTGGATCATAGCTATGATATCAACAATATTATTTTTTATTTAGGAGATAACAAATGAACACTTGGGAAAAAGAAGCATTTGATTACATAACCAAATTGCAAAAACAATCGTTAACCGATTTAAAAACAATACATAAACTTGAAACAACAATCAGAGAATTGCGAAAACAAATTCAATTAAAAGAAGATGAAGAAACAATTAGACAAGAGGTTGCATTTGGTCGCACCATGATCGAAGAAGGCAATCCAGATATGGAGGAAAATAATGACATTTAAAGTAGAGCATATCGATAAGACCGATAATGATTATGTAGAACAATTTACTTATCACATGATCAAATATGGATACACAACTTTCGAAGAAGTTGTAGATCAATTAGCACCAGAAAAAATGTCAGAGTATACAGACATAAGACAACAACAGATAATGAGGTTACTTGAGTTAGCATTCGCAAACTATGTGCAATACACAAAAGAAACCTCTGGAGATTGTTAAGTGTAAACTCCCCACTTAGCATAGGCTGGGATTGTTAGCCAAGTTAATTCGTGTATTCAATCCCAGCCGACACAAAGGGAGTAAAAAAAAAGGAGTAATAGAACATGACTAGAAAACACTATATCAAAATTGCAAAGATTCTAAATCGCTATAAAAAAATTTACATGAAAAGACGTTACGATACTCATGGTTTTAACTCTTACGATAATATGGTACTAGAGTTCTGTGAGATGTTTAAACTTGAAAACGTAAATTTTGATGCAGTCAAGTTTATTGATGCAGTTAATAAATCTAATAAGTAAATAAAAAGGAGTAAAAGAAAAATGGATAAAACACTTATGGAAGTAACCACCAAACAATACAATGGGATTTACAAAAAATCATTCCCAGTAAAAGAATTGGTTTATGATGAAGATCAACAAATCATTATTGATCTAGAGTCTGTTTATACAACGATTAGTGAATGGGGAGAATTCATCAATAGTATGGGTGAAAACAGTTGGGGTATCGAAGATATTGTTGCACACTTTGGTGTCGGCATAGCTGATACAATTTGGGAAAAAGAAACAGTAGACGGTGGATCTGACTATGGACACGTAGAAGATATAGTCGAGATACACACAGCTAATTATCACGATACACGAGCCATGTTCGAACGTGAAAAACAACAAAGTGAGAAAGTAAATAATGAGTGAACGATACGAGTATCACGTTGTACCTGCACTCACAATATTAGATCGAAAAGAAGCTGGAAAATATTTCGGTCTAATGGGTGCAGGTAGCAAAGCATTCCTTCGAGAGCAAAGCGATAGGATCGCAGTTGAGGTTCATGAGTATGACACGTTCGAAGGAGTATACACAAAGCGATTAGACTTAGGAGAAATTAAATGAAAGATTACACATTTGAATTTGTAGAAGAAATAACAAAGATTTGCACTGTACCAGCAGATAATTTTGAAGAAGCATTTCAACTTTTTATGACTGGTCAATTCAAAGATGAGATTGAAGTTGCATGGCAGTGTATTGATCATCAATGTATAGATAACCCAGATAATGAGGGAGAAAAATGATAGACAGAAAGATAGGAATAGGAGGTAGCGATTGCTACACACTCTGGCATGGCAGTGATAAAGATTGGAATAAACTTTGGGCAATCAAAACTGGTCAAGAAGAACCAGAAAATCTTAGCAATAGTTTCAAAGTGCAGTTAGGTATATACACTGAAAAATTTAACTTAATCTGCTTACGTGAAAAACTTACATCAGAAAACAAAAAAACAAACAAAGGAATACATATTCAGTCGCAACTTGATCTTCAGCATGGTGGACATAAACAAAAAAAATTAGATGATATAATTTTATATGCACACTTAGACGGATACATCTTCGAGCAAGGTGGTATCATAGTTGAATGTAAACACACGTATCAAGACAACACTCTGGAAAATTTAGTCAGATGCTACAATCCCCAGATGCAACACTACATGAATGTTTACAACTGCAATAAAGCAATAATGTCTGGGATTTTTGGTAATCGAGCACATATGTTTGATGTAGTAGAAAGAGATCAAAAATTTATCGACAAGCTTGAGGCCGTTCAAAAAACATTTTGGAACTTTGTAAAAACAAACAAACAACCATTTGACATTGAAGATTAAACAATAGTATAATCACAATAATAAAGAAACTACATAACAATAGGAGAAAGATACAATGAACACTTATCGAGAAGAACTTAAAGCAAAATTTATAGAAGCTGGATTAAAGAAAGATGATTTCTATGAGCATCCACAAAGTAAAATGCACATCATTAAACACAAAGGTGTAGAAAAACTAGCTTGTCATTATGGCATTTGGTGGAAGCTAGATTTGATTAAACCAGACTTACCAAACATAGTTGTAAAATGTTGGGCAACAAATGGAACACAAGAGATCGAAAGCTTTGGAGAAGCAAATCCTTTAATGACAAAATCAGCAGTCGAGAAAGTATTTCCATATGCACTTGCAGAAAAACGTGCAGTAGATCGAGCAATACTAAAACTTCTCAATGCACATGGCACACTTTATTCAGAAGCAGAAGCAAATGAATACGAAGTAGAAAACGAGAAACAACCAGCGAGAAATAAAGTATGAACTATTACACCTTAGAAAAGACAACTAATATGTATGATAAAGTATATACACAACTAATCAATACAGTTACCGAGCAAGAAGCAAGAGATACTTGGGAAATGTATAAGCTAGATATTAGCACTCTCAAATTGCATAATAAGTTAGCTTATGACATACTCAAGCATACATATGAACACATTATATTAGGGCATAATAAAATTGGAGAAAAGAATGTATCAAGAAATAATCCGACTACTGAAACAACGTAGACTGTATCTAAAACTTACTATCGAAGAAGTAAGTGATAAGATCGGAGTGTCTACACAAAACGTTGGCAAATGGGAAAGGCAAGATTGCGAACCAAATGCAGAAAACTTTATTAATTGGTGCGAAGCACTAGGATTGTATATCAATCTATCCGCTGAGGCCCACCACGTAGATTACTTTTTACCAAGTGATGAAATACACAAAAACTTAGAGAAAGAATTTGGAGAAATAGACTATGAAACAGAATACAATAACTTCAGAGATTATTACAAATCTCAAAACAAATCAGCAACAGACTGGGAATCACTACTTAGAAAATGGTTACGAAATGCCACTATCTACAAGCGAGAACGAGTTTCTAAGCAAAATGGTAGTGCCGAGTTTGTTCAAGAAAGACGTAGACGACTGTATGAAAAGGCGAATATACGAGATCAAATTTCTACAGTACAGACCAGACTTCAACCCAAACAAAAACATTGACCAAGAACTAGGTAAACTATTTTCTATCTGGTTCGAACGAATGACTAATGCTACAAGGCAAGATGTTGCAGTATCGATTGAAACTATTGCTAGTACATTATCATGTGATATACCAACTGATCTTGGATTAGAACAATACTTCAAGATCTTAGTTTCATATCCAAAAGTTTTTCTGGATGATTGCACAGAAGATTTTATCAGAAAAGCAAAGTATCGGAAACTACCACTGCCGAGTGAGTATATAAGCTTTATCGAACCAAAAGCTAATGCACATGAAACGTGGTTAACAAGCTTACAAAGAAAATACAATAACTTAGAAAGGATATAGTATGTATAATGTAGTAACACTTATAGGTAATCTAGGTAATGATGCAGATATCAAAACCAGAGATAACGGAGAGAAGTATGCAGTATTCAGCATAGCAACTCACAAAAAAATACGTGGTGAAAAGAAAACAGATTGGCATAAAATAGTTGTCTGGGATACTCAGATCACAGATGTTATAGAAAAGTATACTAGAAAAGGTAGCAAGATTTTAGTGCAGGGTAGACTTACCTATAACGAATGGGAGAAAGACGGACAAAAAACTAAATCAGCTGAAGTGCATTTAGATAAGTTTGAAAGTAAAATGGAACTACTAGATAGCAAAGCAGATTCACTTGCAACACCAACACCAGCATCAAGCACAGATGAAAGCTTAGATGCTATACCATTCTAGGAGTAGTAAATGTATACACAAGAAAGTATTGAAAGATCTAATATGAAAGCATTAACTAAACGACAATCGGAAGTATATAACTATCTGATAAAATATGTTGAAAAAAATAGAATCAGTCCGACATATAATGAGATTGCAAAAGATTGTCAATTGGGCCCAACTTCAAATGCCTATCGAATAATCAAAGATCTGATGAACAAAAAGTTAGTAACCAGAATCGGTAAACCAACTGAAAGCAGAACCCTATATCCTATTATCGAAGATAGATTGGTTAGAGATTAATGGGTGGTTCAGCATCAAAAAGAAAAGGCTATCGAGTAGAGAACGAGTTAGTCAAGTATCTTAAAAAAAAGGGGGTTGATGCAAAACGTCAACCTCTGTCTGGTGCATTATCAGATTTCCCACATGATATATCGATCAACAATCCAAAGCTTGTGCTTGAAGTCAAAGCAAGAAAAAATGGATCTGGTTTTAAAACTATTCTGAATTGGATGGGTAGAGCAGATGCACTTGTAATGAAACAAGACTATGATGATCCAATAGTTGCTATGAGAATGGACACATTTTTGGATTTAGTACAAAGCCATTACCAATATGAGCCACCTTATGAGCAAAAACTAAAGCAAAAAAAGAATTAGCCCTAGAACAGCCAGAGAAGCCCATAGAGCGACTTTAGGTCTTTTGAACCCACAGCCACAT